GATGCCTACGTGATCGAGGATTTCGGTGCCGGCGCAGTCGTTGAAAACATCACGCAGGTGTAAGGAGGACTGATGGTCAGCCCAGCAAAGAAACGCTTTGAGAAGGTCCGCGCCGCCCGCGAGGCGGCTGCGGCCGAGGATATGGAGAAGGCCCGAAAGGAAGCCCAGGCCAAAGCCCAGGAACAGGCCCCAGCCAAGGAGCGTCCCAATCCTTATAACCGTGGAGAGGGTGGCAAACCTCGGCCAAGCCCTGCCCGTATGCACTTCGATCGTTCCCGGGCGAAAGCAGAGGCGTCAAAGGCCACGCCGGCCAGGCCACAAGGTGATTCCTATGAGCTCCACAAGGCCGCGATCGTCGAGGATATCCGGCGCCTGTCAGACATCCAGAGCATCGAGCGCAAAATCGAAGCCAAGCGGGAACTGCTGCCGAACTACGAAGGCTATGTTCAGGGTGTTCTGGAAGGTGGCAAAGGCCAGCAGGACGATGTGCTTATGACCCTGATGGTCTGGTACCTGGATGTGGGCGAGCTCTCCACGGCAATGGATATCGCCGAGTACGCTGCAAACCATGGGCTGGAAACGCCGGACCGGTACCAGCGAAGCACTGCGGCCCTCGCCTCTGAGGAAGTGGCCGACTTTGCCCTGAAACTGGACAAGGAAGCCGAGAACCAGGAAGAGGTTCTGGAACAGCTCCAGCGTTGCCTGGCCCTGTTCGCGGATGCGGACATGCACGACCAGGTAAAGGCGAAGCTCTTCAAGGCTGAAGGTTCGATTCTGGACAACACCGGTCACACCGAAGCCGCAGTCGCCGCCTATGAGCGGGCGCTTAAGCTGAACGACAAGATCGGCGTGAAAAAGGACATCGAGCGCCTGAAAAAGGAACTGAAGAATTCCGGCCAATAACCGGACCCGAGTCGGCACCCCGACGCCAGGCGGCACGGGGCCCTGAGCCAAGGCCACGCCGGAAGCTCTACGGCCCCGTCCACCGCCTTCACCCGGAGGCAGTATGAGCCTGATCGCAGCCGGTGGCACCACCGAGCCCGTCATCATCACCAACGCAGCTTTTTTCCCGGACCTGAACCTTCAGGAATTCCGCGATTCGATGCGCCTGGACGGCACCGTCACCGACGAGCGAGCCCAGCACGCCCTCGAGGCCGCGATGTTCGATGCCAATCGCTCTCTGGCCGATTACATGAAGTCTCAGAAGGATCTCGGCTTCGACAGCTTGGAAAACGTGCAAGATGCCGACTGGCAACCATCCGGCACAAACGTGCGCCTATACCTTCGGGCAGTCTGGTGTCTGGCAAAGGCCAACCTGATCGAGCGGTACCGGGATTACGACTCCACAGGGAAAGGAGAAGCCAGGGCCGAGGCCATGGATCTGACCGGTGATGATCTCAGGCGTGATGCTGCTTGGGCGTTATCCGATATCCGGGGCGCCAATCGCACCACCGTGGAGCTAATCTGATGGACGAGGTTCGAACCATCCAGGGCGATACCGTTGACCTGGTCTGTTTCCGCTATTACGGCTACACCGCTGGCGTCACTGAGTCAGTTCTTGCCGCGAACCCTGGCCTCGCCGATCTGGGGCCGGTACTGCCGATCGGCACCGTGATCAAAATGCCAGAAGTCGCAGCCAAACCCACCCAAGCGACCGTCCAGTTGTGGAATTAGGGAGACGGCATGCCGCCAGAAAAGGCTGAATCTATGCAACTGCAAGAGATGGTCGCCCTGGATTGGGCGGCAAGGCTGAGACACCTGGAGGATCTTCACCCACGAGTGAATGCGCTGGAAAGCGCTGTCGCCGGGCTGCACAAAGACCTTCAGAACCTCGCTGAAGACCAGAAAGAGAACCACAAGGAAACCCAACAGGCGCTGAAGGATTACCTGGAACACAGCCAGCAGCGAATGGAAAAGGGTGAATCTGCCATGCAGGGGGCCATAAACCGCCTGGATAAGAACGTGACCGGATTGGCCAGAAAGGTGTGGTTCTTCGCTGGCGCTGTCTGGGTAATCATCGGTATCGCTGGTATCGCATTTGCCATGCGCAAAGAGCTGTTCAGCGCTGCAGCCGCTGTCATAGGAGCCACGACATAATGATCAAGATCGGAGATGTAGGCCAGCATGTCTCAGCCCTGCAAGCCAGTCTGAATAGTTTTGGGGCCGCTATCGAGGTGGACGGCTGGTTTGGGGAATCGACAGAAAATGCCGTAATACGCTTCCAACGCCAGAACGGCCTCATGGTTGACGGCATCGCCGGCCCGGCTACTCTTGCCCGCCTGGAACCATCCAACAGCTTCAGCCCAGACAAGCTGCTGAGTGAGGATGACCTGAAATATGCGGCCCGACGGCTGGGCGTGCAGCTCGCCGCGATCAAGGCTGTAACAGAAGTAGAGAGTAAGGAATCCGGCTTCCTCCCCTCCGGCAAACCGGTGATCCTTTTTGAGCGGCACATCATGTACCGCCGCCTACACCCTTCCGAACGCGGGCACAACGCCGCCAAGGCGCCTGGCATCGTAAACGCAAAGCCAGGCGGGTATGTAGGCGGTGAAGGGGAATGGCGACGCCTGAGCCGGGCACGAAGCATCCACGAACCTACCGCCATCGAGTCAGCCAGCTGGGGCCTTTTCCAGATTATGGGTTTCCACTGGCAGGCCCTGGGCTACTCGTCCCCGTTTGATTTCTGGGCAGCCATGCACCGCAGCGAAGGTGAGCAGCTGGAGGCGTTCGTCCGGTTCATCAAAAAGGACAAGGCCCTGCACCAGGCGCTGAAGAACAGAGACTGGACAGCCTTCGCAGAGCGTTACAATGGCCCCGCCTACGCCCGAAACCAGTACGACACCAAGATGGCGGCCGCCTATGACCGGTTCCGCGCTGTGGGGCGAATCTCGTGAAACTGACACCGGAACAGCTGGACGCCTGGCGAGTAGTCCCCAGGCTCCTAGTGATCCTTTACGGCTGGCTCTGTTTCGACACTCACCAGTGGTTCATCGCCCTGGAAATGCCCACCACAGCTCAGCAATTCTACGCGAACGTGATCTGGACCGGTGCGGCCGCGTGGTTCGGTTTCTACGTCAACAGCGGAAGAAAGCAGAAATGAAGTTCTACCTGGTAATCGGGCTGGTCATTACGGCGCTTTGCGGAGCCCTTTGGGCCAGCATCGATAACAACATGGAAATCAGCGCGAAACTGGCATCAACCGCCCAGGCATTGAACCTGCAGAAACAAGAGGCAGAGCAGACACAGGCCAGACTCACGGAGATGACAGAGGCCCGAGACCGCCTGGCTGAGCGGATTGAACGAATCAAGTCGAAGGGCTCCGACCTGGAAGCTGCCCTCGAGGCTGAAAGAGCAGCCCGGGCCCAACTGGAGAAAGAGAATGAAGCCTATCGTAACTGGGCTCGCACTGAGCTCCCTGATGTTGTTGTCCGCCTGCTCCGGAAAGGTCCAATACATCCAGACAACGGAATACCTGGTGTGCAGCAACGTGAAGGCACTGGCGATTCAGGAGCGTCACCCGGGCCGGGAGTGGATGAACCAGAACGGCGACCTGCTGGATCTGATTGACCGGTACAGCATCAAACTCACTACCCAGAACGATCGCATGACTGAAATCTGGGACGAGATCGAAAGCTGCGAACAGAAAGCCCAGCAGATGAGCACGCAGGAGCCAGAATGAAAAAACTTGCCGACCTCCGAAATCACATACTGGCCAATGTATCGGACCTCAAGCGGAACCCGGATAAGCTTCTGAGTTTCATCGAGGATGGAAACATCGAATTCTGGCAGGGCCCGAACCTCAGCCACATGTATACCCTTCCGATCAGAATTATCGTCACCGATTACAGCGGCGATCTTGACCTCCTGATACTGCCCATTCTCTCCTGGCTGGCATACCGTGAGCCTGGCGCGGACCCGCAACGCTCCATCAGCTTTGAGGCCGAGCTCCTGAACAACAACAGCTACGACATCAGCATCACTGTGAACGTGACCGAGCGGGTGATCGTGTCCGCGCTGGAGACTGGTTTCCAGACCGAGCACGTATTGCCTGAGCCAGAGTTGGAAATGAACCCGGATTCCGAGTGGCAGATCATCATGGACCTCCACGGCCTGACCGAACAGGTACCGGGCGATGACTGACGACATCGACGCCCTCGCTGGCTGGGTGGAACCGCTGCTGCGGAAGATGGATCCAGCCGAACGCCGCAAGCTGATGAAAACCATTTCCCGGGATCTCCGGAAAGAGAACCAGGAGCGGATGAAAGCCCAGGAAGGGCCCGATGGACAGAAATGGGACCCGAGAAAGAAAAGGAACCTACGCGGTAAACGCGGCCAGATTCGCAAAAAGGCCATGTTTACCAAGTTGAGGACAGCCAAGTACCTCAAGATCAGAACCAGCCCGGATTCCGCCGGCCTGGCTTTTGCCGGACCAGCAGCCCGCATCGCCGTGATTCACCACTACGGACTGCGTGCAAAAGTGGACAAAAACGGCCCGATCTACGACTACCCTGCACGTCGCCTTATTGGTTTTGGCCGAGGCGACCTGGAACTCATCGCCGACCGCGTCCTGGAACACATCCAGCCCTAAACCCTGCTTTTTGTTCCGCTAACCGTTACAACGTCAACGGCTTCTTATTGTTGGGCCCAAAAATACAAACTGGCCCCATGAACACACTCGCTGAAGCCTTCCGCCTGATCAACAACATTGTCCGAATCGGCCAAGTGGCCGAAGTCGATGTTTCGCGCGCACGTGCCCGCGTCCAGGCTGGCGACAACCTGACAGGCTGGCAGCCATGGGTATCAGCAAGAACCGGAACCAGCTTGGAATGGGATCCACCCACCGTTGGGGAACAAGTAGTCCTTCTCTCGCCGTCTGGCGACCTGGCCCAGGCAATAATTGTGACCGGGCTATATAAGCAGAACGCACCCTCCGACAGCGCCGACGAGCATAAGCGGGTCTACCCGGACGGTGCCAGCATCACCTACGACCATGTGAAGAAAGAGCTGGTCGCCAGCTTTCCCGGAAAGGTGAACATCAACATAACCGGCGACGCCACAGTCAACGTAGGCGGAAACGCCACTACAGCGGTGGCAGGAACCTGCAAAGTCAACGCTCTGAAGATCCATCACAACAACGGCAATCCCGTCGTCACCACGGGCCATATCTGCCATTTCACCGGCCTTCCGCATGGTGATGGGTCCAGCACAGTAACAGCGGGGAAATAGCCATGGCCTTAAGCAAGAGTCAGCTGAAAACCCGGATCATCAATGAAATGAAAGCCCAGGGCGCTAACGAAACAGGCCCCTTCAGCTGGGTTGAAAAGATGGCCGAGGCCATTTCCAACGCCGTGGTGGATGAGATTCAAGCGAACGCGCAAGTGCCCGTAACAGGCGGCTCCAGTGCGGGTACCTACAAGGTCGAATGATGGGAATGAATGCAGAGACGGGCCGTTACCTGTCCGGAACAGCACATATCAGTCAGAGCATCGGTACCATTTTGGCAACACCGTTGGGATCTCGCGTTATGCGCCGGGATTTCGGTTCGTTGATCCCTGAACTGATTGATCAACCCCTAAATCGTGCCACCGTGCTCAGGCTTTACAGTGCGGCCGTTGTTGCCATTCAACAGTGGGAACCAAGGGTTCGCGTTGGCAACGTCAACCGCTCCATGGGCGAGGACGGCCGCTTTACCCTTGAGATTTCTCTGACCAGGACTGACACCGGTGAATCCGATCAGATCCGCGTGCCGGTAGGAGGTACGCTGTGAGCGGCCCCATTGATCTATCCAGACTCCCCAAGCCCAAGGTTATCGAGGAGCTAGATTACGAAACCATCCTGGAACAGCGGAAACAGAAACTGCTTTCCCTGGTACCTGAAGATCGTCGCCAGGAGGTGGAGGAAACGCTCGCCCTGGAATCCGAACCACTCACCATTCAGTTGCAGGAGAATGCCTACCGTGAGCTGGTATGGCGTAAGCGGGTAAACGAAGCGGCAGTGGCGAACATGCTGGCGTTTGCCGAGGATGAAGATCTGGACAACCTGGTTGCCAACTTCGACACCGAACGGTTGATGGTGGATCCCGGCGATCCGAACGCCATACCGCCGGTACAGCCTACCTACGAAAGCGATGAAAACCTTAGGATCCGCTCCCAGCAATCATGGGAAGGACTGAGCGTGGCAGGCCCAACCGGCGCCTACGAATTCCATGCTCTATCAGCTGACGGCCGCGTGGCAGATGCCAGAGCTGAAAGCCCTTTACCGGCTGAAGTCACTGTCACATTACTGTCTACAGAGGCGGACGGAACGGCCAGTCAGGAGATCATCAATAACGTAGCTGCAGCGCTGTCTGATGAGGACACCAGGCCCGTTGGCGATCGGGTAACCGTTCAGTCTGCAGCGATCGTGAACTACCAGGTGGACGCCATTCTGTATGTCTACCCAGGGCCTGAGCAGGAACCCATCCTTGAAGCTGCTCAGGAAGCACTTACCAAATACGTGAGCGAGCAGCGCCGCATTGGCCGCGACATTCGAATATCGGCACTGCATGCGGCACTGCACGTTGAGGGCGTGCAACGGGTTGAGCTGGCCCAACCAGCTAGCGACTTGGTGCTATCCGGCACTGAAGCAGCGTACTGCACAAGCACCAGCGTATTGATCGGTGGCAGCGATGAGTGAACCCACGTCCTTATTGCCTAACAACTCTACGCCGTTAGAACGTGCGGCAGCTGAGGCTTTAGCGGAAATTCAGAGGGTACCGGTGCCAATTCGCACCCTTTGGAACCCCTATAACTGCCCTGCAAAGCTACTGCCCTACCTCGCCTGGGCTTTCAGTGTCGACCGTTGGGATGCTGCCTGGAGCGAAGCTGCAAAGCGCGAGGTTATCGCCACCAGTTTTTACATTCACAAGAAGAAAGGAACAATCGGCGCCATTCGGAGGGTAGTTGAGCCGCTTGGATACCCACTAACCATAAAGGAATGGTGGCAGACCGAGCCGGCGGGCACCCGTGGAACCTTCACGATCAAGATTGCCATACCGAACTCTGGCATCACGGAA